CCAGGTCACGTACACTCCCAGCCGCACGGCACCCGACGTTAACTTTGCTGCCCTGAACGGGGCCGAACGGGCTTCCCTCTCCGTTTGCAGCGTCGTAGAAAACTTCGCATGTCCACTCCTTTAGAGCGATGATATAGACCAACTGCTTGGCCAAAGCTACGCCCCGATCCGGCTCGATCTGAGCTTTGAGAAAGTCCAGTGGATCCCAGGCGGTGGGATCATTCAAGCCGCTGCTGTAGATTGTAGCGCTCGGGTCCATGACAGAAGTATAGCCATCGAGGTATACAGCTCCCCGAACTAGAGCTGCTGGATAGTCCACATCCGTGACGGTTACTAAGCCGCCAACGGGATCATAGACATAAGCCTTAACCCCGTTCATGAGGAAGAGCTTTGGCGTGGTGCCTAGGCAGGAGGAAAAGGCGTAGACCCCGCCCGTCGTGTCTACTGAGCCTACGGTAGTCGAATTTCTTCGCAGTGTCCCTCCGAATATAGAGTATATGTCTCCGTTCCAGTTATACATGCCCATGCCCGCTCCGCTGTAGGAAGCGTAAACGGAAACACCAGGGCGCTTGTAGACGTAGAATTGGCCACGCTGCGACCGCTCGATATACCCGTTAACAAGACGGCTGTCCTTGGTAGTATCCTCCCCCCTGTTTTCGGGGAAGGCGACAAGCTGCATGCGGTGTTTGCGCGCAGTCGGGACAGCTGGTTGTGGATTTGTTTGCGGCTGATCTTCCATTTGTGTTCCTTATTCCAAAAGGAATAATGTTCATTGATTGGACAGGGCAAATCGGACAGAAGCATCTTCCGTGTCCCAGTCCTCTAAGGCCATACGGAACTGGTTGGCGCGGGCAGAGCACCGCTCGATGATAGCACCAGGCTGGCCAGTGCACATGTCATCTGCCAGCCCCCAACGTAGTGCCATGAACCATTCCGGAGGAAACTGGATTGTTTCCGTAACGTCCTCCAGGGAGGCAAGTGGTGTACGCAGCGTCAACTCGACAACGCCCGTTGCTTCGTAATCCCCAGGAACCATCCAGAAGAACAGGCGGGTTCCATTGGATAGCTTTTGCGGGAAAACGGAGTTGATTGCTCCGGTCTGGGTGCGGTTAGTGAGCGAGTTGTAGTCTGTCTGGGACAGGATGCCCAAAGGGGTCGTACTGCCTGTGACACTTCGGTACTGCGCATCTATGAGGCGCGGCGCACGTGGCAACACTAGGACGCCGGTCGGACCTACAAGGTAGGTGCCTGTGCCTGAAACCAGGGGCAGGTCCACAACCTGTACCATCCAGGGTTTGAGCCCCTGCGTGGCCCACAATGCTAACAGGTCGTTCAACCGGGCGAGACCGCTCGCGTACTGATCCGTTGTCGGAATGTCAGTTTCCCCCAGAAGTTGGCTGTCTCGATACGCCATCAGGATGATACGTTGTGCGCTTTGGTCCATATCAAGCTCCGTTGCCAACACCTACAAGCGGGAGGAAAGAGGAAACTCCGCTTGGCGGGGGCGGGGTAAAATTGCTGGAAAGCGGAGCGACCTGCGCCGCACCGTACTTGGAAAAAACGCGAAAAGCCGACACCCGCGGAAGGTCGAAGTGGTAAGAACCTTGAAGCAGCTCGGACGCAGGAGCTGCTGACGTAGGTGCGGGGGCTTGTACCCAACCCCCAACATAAGCTTTTCGCAAAAAGGGTAGCACCGCCGCGGGCAACGGCGGCATATCCGGCACAGCTACTGGCGGTTCCTGCACAGCACCGGTTTGCCATCCGCCAGACAACGCCCCACGACGGCGAAGGGGAAGCCCGCGCGCGGTTATACTTGCCGGCATCTCCGGCGTTGCGGCTGCTCCAGAGCGCTGGACTACACCGTACCCAGGGATTAGGCGAGGTTTGCTGTCCGCAACCTGGGTTACGGCGCCGCCAGGAGTCAGTCCAGTGCCGCTCATGTCAGAGTCGCAACAGAGTCAACGTAGACAGTGGTGGAAGCTGCGAAAACCACCACTTCCCAGAGAATCTCGCCCACGACCCGTGGAGCTAGGGAGACACTCAAAGTGTATTTGTTTGTCTTTCCATTTGCCCAGGTTGCACCGCTGGTGGTAAGCGTTGAAGGGGTTGTGATTACGTCAGTAACCTCGCTTGTCACATTCGTATAGATGGGCGAACCGGTCGAGCCCATCACGCGCGCACGCAATGCGATCTGGCCGTTAGTCAGAGTCGAGTCACTGGTAATCTCTACCGAGAGAGTTTTTGTACCAGAGGTTGCCGTATTAGGGAGGCTTCGGGCTACGCCGACAAACCCAAACAAGGGGTACTGAGCATTCCCTGTGGTGACTATCTTCTCAGACCAGTCGGAAAGATCGTCCCCATGCCCCGAGATAACAGTTGCTGTTTCCTGCGTAGAAATGCCGAAAGTGTCCTGCTCGATGAATCGGATGTAGCCATTATTGGCTGTATCGCAGTTATGTAGGCGAGCGCGGATGCCAGATCCAACAGTTCCGGCAAGGAGCGCGCCGCTCCAACTAGCAGGGAGCGTGCAACCTACCACGGTCAAATCCCCCACAGCATTCGCACTGTTCATAAAGTTGAACGTGGAGGCTAGGAGGGATAGGTCCAAGGAGGAAAGTTTTACGACTGCCCCTCTCCCTGCGGAGGGGGAAAGCAAAGTAGTTGCTGCGGAACTGCCAGAGGCTATTCCCCCTCCCCGCCAATCGAACAAACAGGACTGAATCCGCACAGACTGACTTGCGTTTCCGAACTTAACTTGCGTGTTCTGCCAGACGATTCGCGGGAGGCTAGCAGAGGAAGTTGTTCCTAGCTGAATCAAAGAGCTGACGGAGGTATTTCCCAGGATAAGAAGGCTATCCCGCATAGTTATTTGATGGTCTGTGTTATTACCTAGAATTATATTTGCCGTACTACTACCCGAACCGGCGTTGATGGACAGCCCGTCCAGGAATAAAAATCCGTTGAGAGTGATGGAAGCGGTAGTGGTTGTGGAAATGGAGTACCCAGGAGAGGTGCTGACAGCTGTAAGCCCCGTCCCGCTCACCAGATTTGGGGTTCCGCCAACTACCCAGATCGGGCTGGCTAGAGTTCCAGCACTAAGGCTTTGAGCCGTACCGTCGGTTTCGGACTGCCCCGAATCGCACCAAACCTTGTCGCCAGCAGCAACCACAGCCGCAATGCCATTCAGCGTGGCTTTAGCCAAAGTCCAGGTTGCGCCGCTGGAAGCGTCTAGCCCAAGGGTTCCGCGAAGGTGTAGATCAGCCATTATATCCCCAACAAGTTGACAGCTTCTTCTTCAGCCAACTGAGCATTTATTGCTGCTGTCCGCGTGGTAGCAATTGCCGTTGTGTCGGCGCCGGGGTCGGCTAGGTAGACATACACCTGGATACGCCCGTCGGCGAGGGTGTAGGTGTCCTTGACAAAACGCCGCCCATCTTTTTGGAGGGCGGCGTCTAAAACTGTGACCACGTTTAGCACACTCATAGTGCTGCTTGCCCCTGCATGTTAGCGTACCGATCGTGAATTGGCTGAAGCGTTGTAGTCTTAAATGCGGTCCACTGCGTTAGGTTCAACGAACGCCCGAACGCACTGTTGAAGGAGGACAGCACCTGAGCATCAGTTACATCTCCAGCAGCAATACGTTCAAGAATCCACCAGACAAGTCGATGAAGTGTCGGTTGGTCCTGCGCGAGCTGGGCGGCTCGAACCTTTGCCCAGAAGCGTGCCGCGAACTGGGCTAGGGTTTGCTCACGCAGGGTAATAGCCATTACCGCGGATCTTCCTGGACAACCACATGCACGGAAACAGAGCCCGTGCCTACAGCTGAACGCAGGCTGATCTGGTCAACCCCGCCCCTACTTTCGATTTCCTCTCCGGGGGCAGCCACCCACCGGTAGATCCCGCCGTTGGAGTTAACGCCGAGCGCCAGAACCTTGCCCGCCAAAGTCGGCTGTGCGGACCAGGTAGTGTTGACAGTCGAACCAGCGGTCGGGGCATCGGACGAGAACTTGACGCCAGTGAGGGCGCCGCCACCAGTCGTACCGCCGGACGATCGGTAAACGCCAAGCTCATTGGCGGCGCTGGTCGTACCCATGCCGGCAATCGAGATTTCCAGGACCTGGATCCTGCGGTTCGAGGGCGGGATAATCGTCATAGTGTCCGCTGTGGTGGACAGCGACACGTTACTGACAGTGTAGGAATAGACGCTCACTTATGCAAAGCTCCATAAAGTTGGATTTCGTCCTCGGTGGCTGCGCGCATTTCCTCCAAGCCTACCTGGAGAGTCCCCTTCTGCGCCCGACCGCTGCCCGCGGTCGAAGCCAGGATTTCGAGAATGGCGTGGGTTTTACCCCAGCCTTTGATTACACACAGCATGCCATTTGCTATGACGTGCTTTCCTTTTACGAGACGGCCGACACGAAGCGTGTCAACAGCCTGAAGACTGGCGGGAAGAACAAACCTCTTGAGGCGTTCAAACATGGCTATTCCTTAAGGCGCAGCGCACCAAGTCAGGGTTATGCCTGTCAAAGCCGCCGCACTCAGGTTGACGTTAAGGGCTTCTCCTACGTTGGTTTGGAACCAGCCTAGTTGGCTTGCAGGCAGCACAAAGCCGCCGTTGGCGGCCAGCGGAAATGTGCAGGAAATGTCCGTACCGGCCGACTGAAACCGTACGTTCTGCGCCGCACTAGCTATGACCGCGATCTGCAAGACCACAATACGCAGCCCCGTTTGTGCCGCAACAAGCTGCGTTGCCCCGCTAGAGGCGGGCGAGGCAAACGCAACACTGGATTGGCGCAGCACATTCGAGTAATCGAGGATGCGCTGAAGCGGGGCTAAGAATTGCCAGGTCACGGGTTCTTCACCATGGTGATGATGAGCGTGAAGACTTGAGTGCCGGAGGTCCAACCAGTGGTGCGTATGAGGATGTTACCGGTCTTGCCGGCGCCCGCGTTGTTTTGCAGGCCGCCGGCTTCCCGAAAGCACATGTCTTCACGCCCCGCCAGAGGGAGAATCAGCACATTGGCCGTCGCTTCCCAAAGCAGCTGTACTTCCAGCTGGTCGGAGATGCTGTACTCGATTTTGTCGATCCGCACGCTGGTAGGCGCCGCCGCACTCCCGCCCTGAGTGAGGCTGGACATGGAGATAGCAGCTTGGAGCGCCAAGTCACTGGTATCGAGAACACCAGTAAGCTTGAGGATCGCATTACGCGATCCGTCCAGCAGCGTCTGGGACGTGAAGGAGTTGGCCATTTAGGCCTCCTGGGCGGCGTAGATGTAATCCACCGTCATGGTCTTGGCCGCAGCCGCCCCATTCGTAATCCCAAACGAGACGTTGACTTGGCTACTGGTCAGCGTGGGCGTGAAGGATGCGACAGGGCCGCGAGAACCGCCGGGACCGTTCTGGACGGCAAAGCCAGTAGTGTCATTGATGTAGGCTGAGACGACGCCTTTGGGGTCGATGTAGAAGCCGAGGACAATATCCGTGGCTGCGGTAGCAACACCACCGACGCTGGACAGGTCTAGGTCTGTAGTCACACTCCCCACGTTGTTGCGCAGGAGGATGCTGGTGGAGCCAGTGGACTTGCGGAAATACAGGCCATCGGTTGCGGTAGCAAGCGGGGTGGCCGAAGTGACGAGCATGCCCGCATGAAGCGTGCTGTTGGTCGGATCGCTGCACTGGAACTTCGCACGGAAGATGAACTTTTTACCGGCTGTGAAGGCAAAGCTCGCAACGACGAGCTGTTCCAGCACGCTATCTGAAGCGCCGGCCGTGGTGGTCAGGAGGATGGCGCCGCCAGTATTAGCGGTCAGAGCTGCCGTACCGGTCCCCACCTTGGTGGTGGTGAAGTCCGCTGCGTTCAGCGCATCGAAATGGTTGGAGTAGACGTGCCAGAAGAACGGGTCCGGCAGGCCGCAGTTCCCCATGATGCCATGGGGCGGATCGGTGGAAATACCTTGAGGGAATCTGGCAGGGGTAGGCATTTAAGTCTCCGGTTGCAGCGTCCCCCGAAGGGGACGCGATTGGTTTCGCGCTGCTACGGAGCAGCGAGGTTACGGTCCGTTGGATCCGAAGATCCCGCGGGGATCGGTGGCGCCGACCGAGAAGCGCATGTAGGCCAGGGACTTGCTGTTCTTCGTATCGAAGTCGTTGTCCATGTTCAGCGACGGGCGCTCCCGCCAATACATCTTCATACCGTTGGGGATGTTCGTCCGAACGAACCAGGCATGCGGGCTGGTGAAGTAGTGGTTCACCTTGGCGCCGCCTGGGAAGACGTTCATCTCCCGCAGCACGTTGATGTCGTTGTTGGCCGTACCGGACTGATTGATGGACTTCAGAATGCGCTGGGCATTGAAGACCTCGCTCGGAGCGATATGCAACGACTGCGGCAACGCACTGATGTTCAGACCACGGTCGTTCTTCATACCCATGATCTGGATGACCAGGTCTTCCAGCGAGGCTTCGGTCAGATCCGCTGCCGGCGTCAGCGCATTGGAGTACGTGCTGCCGTAGACGGTTGCGTGCGAGGCACTGATCAGGGCCGCACCATCCGGCATGGTAAAGAACGTGGTCGAGAAGGCGTTGTTGTAGAGGAAAGCCGCCACGACTTCGATCGTCTGAGCCATTGCAAACGCATTGGCCTTAGACCGTGCAGAGCCGACCTGCATATACAGGTCATCTTGCTGTTCTTCATAGGTCACGATGAAGCCAAGGCTGTAGGCGATGTGCAGGTAGCGACTGACGTATCCCTGCGATTCGCCAGCGTACGAACCGCCCTCGCCTTCCGCTTTGACTTGCGCCAGCGGGAAGCCAGTGACCTGCACGTCTTCCTCGTAGGAACGCCGCGAAGTTTCGACGTTGTAAAGATCGACATACTCCGGCGGGTGTTGGTCGTAAATCTGGCCCCAGATTGCTGCAAGTCCGGGCCAGAGCAGTTTTGGGTGGGTACCAGTGGTGATGATAGCCATGTTCTGTCCTTACGGCGAAGTGGTGCCAGCCTTGAACTCGTGATTGTTCAACATCACCAGCCACCGCTGCGAAGCAGTGAAGGGTGTGTTGTCGGCGCGCTGAACGGCGCCGAGAATCTTGAGATCCAACGTGCTTGTGGTGTTGACGGTGTTGTTGTCCAGGTAGGCCGGCGAAAAGAACTTGGTCCCCGTGCGGATTCCGTTGTTCAGATTCACGTTGCGGTTAACACTGGCGGCGGTCAGGACCGACCCGGCACCAGCTTCCTGGACTTCATAGATCAGCGTCGGGTCGTCCACCACGGCGACGTAGTAGACGGACGTTTGGGCACCGGAGGGGCGGTTCATGCTGCGCAGGTTGTCTGCGTTGATGAACGGCCCGAAAGGCTGAAGCCCGATTGCGACGACGACTCCCCGAGCGGCAGTTCCAGCCGCGGCCAGCGTAACGGCTGCAACACCGTTCGTATCAGCCCCGGCATTGCCGATCGTGGTTACGCGATCACCTACCCAATATGCGTTGGTGTCAGCCGCGGCAATCGAGTAAGTACGGACTCCACCATTCCAGGCATTCCCTTGAAGGTGCCGGACGGGCAGAAGCCCGAATGGAGCATTTACGTTGGGCATGTTGCCCTCCTAATCAAGACTTCCGGGGAAGCCCGAAAGTACCGTGTTTTCGATACTGCCTGGCGCTGTCACCTTCAGCCAGGCCGTGATAAACGCTGTCAACTACCTGCTGCCCCATACTGTCCCGAGTTTCCATGTCTTGCTTGTGAAGATCCTCGGGAAGCTTCATAAGATATAGGCGCTGGGCCGTACCGGAGTCGTACATACCACCGGAGGCTAGACTTACATGACTTCCCAGGTCCGAGCTGCCATGTCCGGCAGGCGAACCCAGGGGGGCGCGATTCAAGTCCAGTTCATCCTTCGTTACGAAGGTGTAACCGGCTTGAAGGGCACGCTCGATGCGGCCCGGTTCATCGCGGAACCAGTACAAGACATAGCCAGGAATTTCCGGCGTCTGCAAGCGCTGGGTGGGGACACTCATGGGAACACGAGTGCGCTCTTGCGCGATCTTCGGCGGGGGTTCCGCCGGGTTGACAGCGGTCTTACTCGACGTAGGACTTAGCATAGTGCTCCTGCCATTCTTTCAAAGTTTTAAACACCTTTCCCGGTCCCACCAGATCGACAGCCAGGGCTGCGCAGGCTTGTTGGGCGTCAGCCGGTAGAGCTGCAAAGCTTCGATTTCGTTCCTTGCCCGGCTGCGAGTGGGTAGGACTACGGCGACCTTCCACTCTGGAGTTGGAAGATTCCCCCTGCCGATGGCTCTGAAGGGGCAGCGTTTCCAGAACAGCCGTTCCAACCTTATCAAAGAAGGCCCGACCGACTAGACCGTTGTTAGCAGGATTTGCCCGAAGTTCCTGGGCAATGACCATTGCCAAGCGTGTGCGGCGTTCGTCCGTACCGTACCAGGGATTGTCCACTTGCCAGGTGGCGAAGTCCGGATGCGGCGCCGGCGCCGGCGGGGCAGCGGATGCGGGCGACTTCTGGGAAGGCGCAGTCTCTTGGAGCTTTCCCTTCAGATCGTCAACCTCGTCGAGCTGGTCTTCCAACTGAGTGATGGCGCTCTCGTCCCCACTTTCCACCGCTTCGCGTAGTTTCGTCCGAAGCTCCCGTTTGGTGGCCTTGATCTGGCGTGCAACGTCTTCCTGCTGGTAGGCCTTCAGCGCTTCCATCGACCTTTCGTTGGTACTGATGACTTCCCGGAGACCCTGAAGTTCGCGCTGGAGCATTTGCAGCTCGTTGCGAAGTGCGGCATTGTGCTGACGCAGAATTGGCTGAACACTTTTCCCGAATTCTAGGAAGCTTTTGGCGTCTCGCCACTGATCCGGGTCGCCGCGAAATTCTTCCTTGGGCTTCCAGCCCATCAAACGAGCTTCTTGCTCGACTTCGGGAGAGACTTCTGGGGATTCGTTAGACTCGTTAGACATAATCGGGCTCCAATCCTGCAAAAATATCCAGGTCATTGATAAGGCGATACTTCTTACCATCCTTGCCGTCGGCGTTAAAGCCGGCGAACCGGGTCACTAGGACACGGTCTCCAGGCGCGGCACGGGGGGATTCTCCGGGCCAGCAGCTGGGGCCTACCGCAACCACCAAGACACGCTGTTCCAAGGCTACTTCTCTGCTGCGAACAGCTTCGGGAATGACGATCCCCGAAGCTGGCGCCGGTGCTTCTTCCACCCGAACCAGAACTGCGCGTCCAAGGGGTTTTAGTCCGCTTGTATTAACCATTGTTATTTCCTATAAGTCCTAGTTCGATGTTAGCAATCAGGCGTAGGACTTCGACCGCACCGACCGCTTTTGCATTGAGCATGGCAGTTTGCCACTGATTGATTTCAGTAAACTCCCCGTTAGCCCAACGCTCCTGGTAATCCTTAATTTCACCCCGCGCCCACTCACGAAGCTGGCGTGTTGCGGGATGCTCCAGCCATTCCTGGAATACTTCCTCGTTCAGTGGAAATGCCATGCATTGTCTCCAAAGTCTGCATCAAGGTAGCGAGGTTTTCTCGCCGGCCGCGCTCTTGCTCGCGCGCCATCGCTATAGAGGAGTTGATGGCATTGACGATAGCGTTAAGCTTGTTTACATCCGCGTCCTGCGTGACCGCAAGTGCGAGTGATTCCAAGTGAGCGATTTGTGCGCTGTTGAGGCGCGAATCTTCCTGAAGCTGTGCTACGAACATCTGGCCTTTGAGCTGGAGTTCCAGCTGGCGAGATTGTAGCTTCATCTCCTCGATCTGGAGCTTGAGGTTCTTGCCGGGCGGGATTTTGTCCGGGCCAGGGTACAGCTGTTCGATCCCATCCACGCGCATGGCGCGAAGAAGCCGATGTTCGACCGCTACAGGGTCGTAGCCGGGGACAACCGCCGCCCGCTCGGCGATCATCCGGGCCTGGGCAAAGCGTATCTCGTCGCTCTGAACCTCAGGATCAGCAACTGGAATGACGAGACTGGACTTTCCGCGGTAGTCTTCCCGCCGAACCATAACCCCATCCCCGAAATCAGCGGTTTCGGGTAGGTTTTGGCTGTTCAGGAGAAAGACTTTGCGGAATTCCTGGCGCATCGACCGCCAGATGCGCTTGAAAGCGGCGGCGTAGATCTTTAGGCCCTGCGCAATCATCGAGCGGTTGGTCTCCGCGGGCGTGTTCTGGCCTGGATTGATGCCAGCAAGCGCCTCTGTACTACCCGGAATGCGGCTGGAGAAGTCCACAATCATGGAAAGTAGGTTAAAGAGGACGGCGCTGGGCTCCCGAACAGGGAGCGGGATGATGTTTTTGCGCAGATCATCCCCTGTCGCATCTACTGTCTTCCATTCTAGCGGGGAGAAAGATTGCGTGCCGCCTCGGATCTTGGCGCCTCGCCCGAGAAAACCGCCAGCCGCAACAGCCATCGTCCCCGCATCGACCAGCTGGTTAATGATGGAATTGACACTGGCGTTGAGGGGCCCGAGTAGAAGGCCAAAGCCCAATCCGTAGATACCACCGTCAGGGCTGGGGATGAGAGTGTAGGTCGTAAAATGAATATCGTGCTGGATGTAGTAGATCCGACCATCGGAAGTTTTCAGAATGCTGTCTTCGGAGTGGCAATTTGCAACAATGCGCAGGAGCTGGCGGGATTCCAGCGCAACGGTTACGATGTAGGGTTCCTCGTAGCCATCGCCGTCGAGATCAAGCCAGCAGTGCTGCTCGATAATAGTGATGGGCTGGGAGCTGTCCCCATCTTGGGGGGCGGTTGTGCCGTTCCGCCGCCTTTCATCGTCGCCCCGGCCTCCAGGCGACAGGAACCAACCCTCCTTTGTGACATCTAGGAAGGTGCCAGTGAGGCAGCGCTGCCAGATGTCATTGCGGGGCATATTGATGATGTGGGAGATTCGACGGGCTGTGTCAATGCTTTTAGCCCAATAATCCACAACCAGATCGGTTGGAAGGACGAGCTCTGAGGCAACCCGGTTTTCGGCAGCGAAGTAGTAGGTTTTTTTCCAGACCGTGCCGACAATGGGGAGGATTACAAGTAGCCGGTCGTGCTCGGCTTCCCAATCTTCCTGCTCCTCCAGGAGCTGGTAGTTCATGTGCGTTTCGACGCGCATAGCGCGTGCGGTCAGCTCCCCGGTTGGGTCTTCCACTGGCACACGGCAATGGACCACCTTATTCCCCTGGAAGATTTCCGGGTAGGAGCGGGACTCGAACTGGAGGGCGGCAATCGTCACAAGCGGAAAAGCGATATTCGAGCAGTTCGGCCAGGGGAAGGACTTTTGCTCGGTGATCTGAAGGGCAAGATCCAAACCCTTCTCGTTGCGTTGAAGCCAATCGCTTCGTGACTGGTCATCGGCTTCATACCCATCGATTACCGCACTGGCTATGGTTTGGCGATCCCCACTGTCCCAGCGATCAGCCAGGTTTGGGGATAGGATTGCTTCTTGGTTGAAGGTGATATAATTGCTGAGGTTGAGCATATCAGTATCCTGTGATTTTCGAGCGCCCGTCTCTTAGAGCAGCTTGATGCCAGCGCTCCATCCACTCGTCTTCGGTGAGAAAGTCTTCACTTTCTACGACTGGAGATTCTTCCAGCCCACGGATGAGGATAGAACTGGAATCCACCTGGTCGTCGGAGATAGCTTCGCTGTAACCTGTAAAGCGGGTAAGTTCTTCAAAATAGTCGGCATACCATGGAGCGTCCACCGCGAAGAAGCAGTTGCCTGCCCGCATACGCTTTTGGAGGGGACGCGCCCGCGTAGCTTTGTCCTTGACGGAGGGGATGGGGATGATGTTCAACCAGATATTCCGTTCCTGCATCTCGTTGGCTACCGTCCGCGCCATGGATTTCCAGATAACACCATCCTCCACAAAGAAAGCTTCGGGGGAATAGGTTTCCTGAATTTCAAACAGGATGTTGATCCATTCCAGGGTGTCCCACCGCCCGCGATACTGGTCTATAAAGAGAATCTGGTTAGCGGCCGTGCGCTTGCAGACCGTGAAGGCTGTGTGATTAGCGTTATCACTTTTGCTTACAGCAAAGTCCCCGCCGACGTAGATACGGGCGGGGTATTCGAGCTGAGGCAGCTGGATCGGCAAAAACCAATCCCGCTGGAAGTACATATTCGTCTGGTCAAGAGGTTCGTTTAGATACTCTTGGCTGTAGCCGGGGCCATCACCTTGCGCGACGTAGGTCTGGCGAATCGCCCGCAGCGTCTTCTCGGTGAACTTCTCAGGCCAGAGGATGCCGGAAAAATCGGAGAAGGACTTGTGGGCACGATAGAGCTGGGTTTTCCAGGTATCGTCCTTCATGAGGCGGGATAGCAAGCTGTCTATATGCAGGATCGTCCCGTGGACGCGGATCTTGCCGCCATCCCGCAGAGCGGGTTTGAGGGCACGGAAGAACCAGCGCCGGAATTTTTCCCGACGATCCTTGGATTCGACTTGTTCGTCATCTTCCAGGTCGTCACAGACAATGAGGCCGGGCCGGCGCCCGTGCCACTTGCGCCCCCGCATCTTCTGACCACTGCCGCGCGCAATAACGCGGAACTGGTGGCCGTCCTGCATCAAGCACACTATGTCGGTTTTGGCGTCCGTAGACAGCTCGACTACGCCAAAATGCGCCCGAAGCTCTTCGTTTTCGCGCAATTCCCTAGCTATATCCCCAAGGTGCTCGATCGCCATTTCCTCGGTGCTGGAAACCAGCACCACATATTGCTCGATGCGGAATAGGCAGGAGGCTAGGATAAAGTCATGGGTAAAAGCGGTACTTTTTGCGTGGCCGCGGGGGGCTGCGACCGCAGCTTGGCGAATAGGGCTGCAATACAGCGCCCAGCCCTTCCGGTGGAAGGGGGGTGTGGGCTGGGGCTGGTCGTAGCTAGGGGACAGGAAAATCCCAGCAAACCCTTCGATTAGGTCGGGAGTAAGCTGGATTTCAGGCATGCTCGGACCACCCCATGGCTGTGGTCGGCGCTGGCCCCTCGTTTAGGAGCCAGCGCAAAGCACTAATCGCACCTTCTGCGAATTTGGTGTCCAGCAGCCCGGCATCTTCTTCCTGAGAAGCTCGGCCCAGCCGTTCCAGCTCCGCGTACAGCGTGGCTTTGTGCGCGGAGATTTGGTAAGGTTCGGCACGCGGGGCTTGATTCATTCCCTTCCCTCCCCATGCTCGTAGACCTGCACTTCGCGCTCGGCACCCCTTTGCGCCTGGTTCATCGACGTGAGCCGCTCGGCCAGTGCGGCCAAGGCATCCACCTGGGGAACAACGGGCGGCGCCTGCTTTACCAGCACCTTCGCCCCGAGTGCAGCCGCTTGTAGGGCCAGTTCCGGAGAAACTTCCTCGGTGGGTTTGTTCAGCTTGGTTTGCAAGATCTCCAGACTTCGCCGTGTTAATTGCTGGAAGCCGGCAAGCAGCTGGTCTTCCACCACGGGATCCACGATCTGCTGGCGCCGAATTGCCAGTCGCTCCTGGAACATGTCCGTACGCATGATAGAATTGACCCAACCTGGGCTATACCCGGCCCGAGTCGCTATCTCCTCGCTGGTAACTGACGGGTTCGCCAGCACCATGTCGATTATAGCGTCGATCGTCCAGCGTTGGCGCCCGCGCCCTTCGACGGGCGCTAGCTGTGTATTCTGCTCATCCATATCTATCTCCTGGGGAGTTGCGCGCCGCGGCACCGCGACGTGTCCGCAGTTGGGCGCGGCGCGCGCCCGTAAGTTCCGTTGATGCTGCTTGAAGCTGTGGACATTATTCCATGTGGAATTATGTACATTCTTCCTGCCTGCGCGAGTTTAGCCCTGTGTCCTTTAAAAAAATTTCCTCTAAGCATATTGCCCCCTCCCCCCGGCTGGGCGGGTAGGCTGGGTGCCTAGCAGGGTGACAGCGCTCTGCTAGGCACTAGGGGGCAAGCTGTTGCAGGGCGGAAGCGAAAGGGGGCGTTATGCCTCTACTCGCGCGCGCGCATGTTTCATGTATGGCGGACGGGCGCGCCGAATGCGAGCGCGTGGTACAAAATCAGCCGACGAACGGTATATGCAATGTCCAATGGACATGTATAATGACCGTATTGGCGTTGTATAGCCAATACCCGGATGTTACGGGGGCGAAGGGCGGTTCGGCCCGTGCGCGTAGGCGCTCGCCTGTTCTTTAAAAATTTGCCATGTACGTTCAATGCGCATAGGGCGTATTGCGTGCATGGCTGTACATAGGAGTTTAGCCATGTTGAAGAAACCAAGGTCGAATGCTGTGTTGGTAACGGCACCTGTGAAGGAACCGAACGGGAACATTATTGGTATCAGGTTGGCGCTCGCTAACGGGAGCGCCAAGACGGAATTGATGTTCCAAGACTGCCATGCGGCAGTACTGAATAAATTCTTGTATGAGGGAGCTGTGAAGAGGCTCGGAGACGCGGCCGCCGCGAAAGCGGGAACGCCGATGTTGAAACGTTTTGAACCCGTAGCCCGGCTCGCTGATCATTACAGGACCGGGACGCCTGAATGGGCGCTCAAAATCGACCATGCGGCGGTACAGGCCGCGGCAAAGGCCAAAGCTGTGGAGCAAAGGCGGCAATGGATTGTTGAAGCAGTGGCCGCGGCGGCCGGTGTTACGTATGAGCAAGCTCGCAAGGGCCTTGTGAAGCGTGCAACGGCGCTTAGTCTTCCTCTCGGCGTCATAATTGATGCGGCGATGAGTAGCGAGAAAATCGCGCTCGAATTCACGCGTGCGGAAGCCGCACGTGCCGCGGCGGCGGCGGCGGCGGCGGAAGTGGAAGCCGAGTTTAATTTGGAAGACTTTGACTTCAGTGAGGAAGACGAAGGCGAGGAGGAGGAAGGCGAGGAAGACGAGGAAGGCGAAGCCGACGAGGACGAAGCCGACGAGGAAAGCGAAGACGAGTAGGCTTAAGGCGTGGGGGTGTTGCATGTACATGCATGCGGCGCCCACCACGCCTTTTTTTTTCGCCTGTTGGAGGCCGACGTATGGGGCGTGGTCCGATCGCGCCCCACGTGCCCGGAAAACCGGCCGCGCGCCCCATTCCCGCGCGCCCCGTTCGGGCATATTCCTGCCCGCCGCCCACCCACCGCGCCCGCGCACATGCCACGTAGCTACGCAGCACACATTGAGGCGTGGCGCCATTCTCCGGGTGTTTTGCCGTGGAAATGACGTACACCACCACCACCACCACCACCACCATGCCGGCCGCCTCGCATTGCGCGCAGGCTAGGTGTTGGGG